TTCAATACTTCCAAGATAACGGTATAGGTATCACCGCTGCTTGCACCAATAGTCGTGAACTTTACGTCGCCTGTTTTACCAGACCCAGCATCATTCGGTATGGCAGAAAAACTTGAGTAATCATGCATACCGTTTGAGTCTGGAGATAACGCAATAATCAAAGTATCGGTAGTGGCGTCGTTAAGAAGCTCTACACCCATACCCACACACTGCCACCATATCTTAGATATGGCGACTTCTGTGCATGCGTCACCGCGACTATTAGCCTGAAGAGCACTTACATCAATTTTGGTAACTGCGCTTTCGCCAGTTCCGTCACTAATGTTCGTAAACTTTAAGACAGCTTTTCTATTGTCATCCTGAATTGTTTGAGATGTGACTGTATCAGCCATAGTTATCTCCTATTAGGACGCTACGTCATAACCTGTGATTTCAATCAGGAAGCGACCAGCTGTGTAAGTTGCATCACCCGTGCCTTGGCTAACCAAGTACAAGAACTGATCGGCAGCAATGTCGCCACCAGCAACCATCGTTCCAGCAGAAGCTGCGCCAGCGTTGATGATTTGAGTCTCGGTCAAGTCGCCAATTGCAGTGTCATTTACACCAGTGCCTTCAGTTGCAGAGAACAGATCGATGTCTGTGCTTCCGCCAGCAGGTGTTTCTACGCAAGTCATAGTTACACCAAAGACAACACCTTGGTTAACGGTGGTTACCTGGCCAATGTACGCAACGCCAGATCCATCCTTACCAATTATGTCGCCAGCAGTGCCGCCGTCTTTCAAACCAGTAAGGTCAATAATGATTGTTGTTTTAACAATGTTAACGTTGGTGGATACATCGCTCATCAATCGATTTACTTGAGTGACGTATACCGCTGCGGTGCCTTCAATACCTGCACCGCCTGCAGCCTCTGCAGACATCTTGTCACCGCTAGTGACAGTAATTGCACCAGAGGTGGCATTTTTTGAAACTGTTTGGAATCCGTTTTGCGAACGGACGGGGCCGTTAAAGGTTGTATTCGCCATTTCGATCTCCTGTCGTGGCTAATGTCAGGTGCGGGATTACACCTGTCAGGGATAGTTGTTTTATACAGTAGAAAAAGAAAAGGGGCAACAAGTGCCCCTTTCTTTCAATGTTTCATGTGAAACATTAAGCGCCTTGTGATGCGAACACGCAGCGTGGATTACTAAAGCCGAAGCTATAACGCTCACGAGCTTTGTATCGCACATTGCCTGTATCGAAATCGCCTTCCATAGAAGTCGAAATCGGGCTTCGCTCAAAGTGCTTAAACCCATCAGGGCAGTCGGTCAAGATGTAAAATGCATCTGTGTCCGTCAAGAAATGGTTGACTGCATAGCCTTGAGGCAGCAGACCCATGTTCCTGATTGCATTGATGTCGTTATCAGCAGTCTCTACTCGTCCGGGGGTTTCCAGCAGACGATCAGCGACAAACTGAAGTTGAGGCGGAACAACAAGCTTGGTTCCTTGCAGAGCCAAGATCATGTTTCGATCATCAACAAAAGTTGAAATGCTGATCAATGCATTTTCCAAAGACGTTTCGTTCAAGTCTGCAAAAGCAGCTGGACGATTTGAGAACGTGCCGCCACCAGCCAGCGGGTGATCGGTAGCCACAAGTGACTTGCCGTCGCCGCCAGTGAAGCTTCCGCTGAACGCATTGTTCAATACGTTTGCAGCTTTCACTTGCTTGGTGTGTGCCATGCTACGAGCCAGCGCCTTTGTATAGCGCGCGCCAAGGCGGTCATACAAATTATCTTCCACCGCTTCCTCGGTGAGCGCAAAAGCAAGCGCCACGGTTTCGTGCGTATAACGTGCCGTAAAGCCTTCAGAAGCTTGGTCGTAACCAACACTTTGTCCTTCAGACTTATCGCGCGCGTTGCCAAATCCAACGATCAGAACTTCTTCTTCAAACGCTCTGTCTGAAGCTTCAGTTTCAAAGATCTCAGCGTGTTGGTTTTCGTAACGCGCATACTCCATGCCAAATAAAGCGTTGAGACCAGGCTCTAGCTCTTTGGCTAATTGTGCTCTTGAAATAGCCATTAGTTAGCCTCCTATGCTAAGCCCGCGCCTTTTTGGCCGAATATTGAGTTCTGAATAACAACGAGAACGTTGGTATTCGCCGTAGCAACATCTGAATTCTCTGGATCACCAGAGATGTCGATGGCTTTAATTGGCAATGCAGCCGTAGTTGCACCCGTTGATACTTCTAGTTCAGCGCCTGAAATACCTGTAGCGGTGCTTCCAGCGGTGGTATAGACAATATCGAAGTTGCCAAATAGATCGGCAACAGGGAATGCAGCATCAGCCTGCACTTCATACACAACCATTGGATCATCGATGATGAACGCAATGATGTCTGAAGCGTTGGTGCTTGCTGGGTAAAAGTTGCTGAACACTTGCTCACTTGTCGTGGGATCAGTGTATTGACAGCCGTTGAAAACGCCAACGATAGGCACAGTGCCTCCGTCTGCGTGAACCTCTACCGTACCACCCGTAACTTGGGCAACCATATCTCCTTGGAAGATAGAAGTGCCATAGTTAGCGGCGATTCGATATCGGCTTTGTCCGCCAGTATAGGGGGCACCGCCCACCATACGAACTGGACGCATACCAAAAGCGGCATCTTGATTTGCCATTTTTGAATCTCCTAGTTAAACACAATCAAAATGAGGCTATTTTTTGCCTCGCCCAAAAGACACCTGCGTCTTTCTTTCTCTAGAAATTGGCATTGCAGGGTGTTCATCACGCATCAAATCGTTATCTACAGCATTCATCTGTTGATCGGTTTGGCGTGCGAAGTGAGCATTTCGCTCCTCCACAGTCTCTTCTGGTATTTTGGTTAACATCAAACCACCGACACCGACTGTGCCTGCATGATTGCCACCATCGATGACAGGCAGGTCATAGCCTCGCACCTCATCAGGGTGTACAGGTTCGTACCCCTCACGAAAGCGCATGTGCACGTTAGTCTTATCTGCTTCACCGCGTATGTGGGTTCTCACCCATCGATACTTCATACCTTCAGGAGGCTCTGGGGTCTCCAATACTTGAGGCGGTGTCCATGGTTTTCTTGCAGCCTTTGTAGACCGGGAAGAAGCACCCCTTGGGGTTCTATTTGAACCTGCTGTTGTATTTTCTTCGCTCATGAACTTTGTAACCTCATCTTT